TGCGCCAACCCTTGCTCTTTCCATCAAACAATTCTCGACTCTTTTCTTTGCCTCTGCTCTAAATTCGGTTTTTGTCATTTTGTTATCCTTCCCTTTGTTTTGTTATACAGCACCGCTTATACTTCTTACCTGAACCACAGTAACAAGGAGAGTTCCGTTTTGGCTTCGCTGACCCTGTTATTGGCTTTAAGGCCTTATCCATAATGGTAATGCCGTTCAGGTGGTCTATTTCGTGCTGAATTGCTATTGTTTTCAAGTATTCATCCCATTCCGGTTTCACACTGCCAGACTCAAATTCGCCTGTTGATGTTTTAACCTTGATCCATCCGTAGCGAACCACTTTTTTCTCTTGACCTGGGTAAGACATACAACCCTCTTTTAATGCCTTAATAGGATAATCTTTTTCTATGATTTCAGGGTTAATAAGTATTAAAGGCTCATCGTCTGGTTCAATATGGACGACCGCCACGCGATAAGGCAATCCGATCTGATTAGCAGACATACCAATAGCAATCGGCTTGTTATCTTTTATTTCACGAATCAGCAATTTTGCAACCTTCTTAGCTTTCCACTTGGAAATAGATTCGCACGGCTGATGCAATAACTGGTGATCGTGAGCAATTAGTTTATTGTTCATATTATTCGCCTCCCATTGTAATTAGTCGCTTACCATTGAAGTAATGGCAAAAAAATATAGTAAAAAAAAGATTTTTAAAAAAATGGTCCGAACCCATCCGAACCCGGGCCGATCGCTTAAAATATGCCGTCCAGCGTGAAACCTCAAACTGGGGCAAACCAGAGAAAACAGGGGGAAAAGTGGGGAAAGTGTAAAAAACGTGGCTTAAAATTGGGGCAAGGTGGCGCGATCTCATCGTAAGGCGGTCAAAGGTATGGAGTGTTTTTTGATGTTTTGAAGTGGGGGGAATTTCTTCTGCAGCAGAGGCATATAAAGAAAAACCCACCGCCAACGAAAAGCCGTAGCGGTGGGTTTTGTGGGTTTGTGGCGTGTTGCGGATCGGGTCTTACTCTTTATCTCGGGCGGTTTCTATAGCCTTATTTAAACGCCGTTCTTTTTCGGCTTCTGGTAGGCTGTCCCAGTCATCAGGGAAAGACAAGGCCGGTTTGCCGGTTGGGTCTTTAGGCGAGGAGGCCGACAGCATCCGTTTTTTCCAAGCGTTTGAGTCCTTTTTATCCTTGCAGAGTACATCGCCCAGACTCGCAACCATTGATCCAAGCCTGAGGGGGTCTGTTTCACTCTGGCCCTTGCGTTCTTTTATTATCTTTTTGAGCTGTTCCGTGTCCACTTCTTCCGCGTCTGCTCTTGGTCTGGCGTGGGTTAGGTGAATCGAGGTTGTTACGCTGTATTTTTCGACATTTACGAACCAACCGCGCCCCAGTATCCAAGCGACTAAAGGCCAATGGAAGCCGTAAGAATAAACCGCGTAAACGGTGCGCTCTCCGTTCCAATGGCTGAACAGGTTAGAACCTTTGAACTCCTCGCGACAGGTCACAAGGCCTCGCGCATCTCTGTTTGCTGTGTGAATCATTGTTTTACACCTCCTTTATTGAAGTTAAAAAACCCTTCAGCGCGGAACTTCTTCCGCCGTTCGTATCGTTCGCGCTTTGTACTTGGGTTTTGTTTGAAGTATGCCTGAAGCCGTCCGAGTGTAGCGCGATATAAACCCCAGTCATATAAGGAGGCATATTTGCGCGGACGAGGTGGTTTTATTTTGAACTTAAAAAACTCCTCATAGTATCTCTCAAGCCGTTTCATTTCTTGGCCTTCCTTCCTCGATATGTCCCGGTGTTATCGTAAATATCCTGTTTTTTGTCTGTTTTAGTGGGGGTAGGACACGAGGCACAAACGCCATAAATAACAATCGGGTTTGTGTTCGCGATTACCTTACCGCATTTACTACATATTAACATTTATTAATGTACTCCTCTCTGTTGTAATGGTTCGCCGATATTCTCCGCACATTCCACGCAGGTTAATTGTCCGAACACCTGCCCGATGTTCTCAGGTTGGCGACCTTCTCCGCATACATTACAATAAATAACAGGCGTTTTTTTATGCCCTTTTTTTATGTTTATGGTCCAATCAGTAAAGAACACCGAAAACACCGCCAAAACATAACAGGACACGACAACTCCAACAGGTGCGCCCCAGACCGCCCCAAGGTAAGGGATGACCTGACACACTAAGAGAGCCGTAACAATGCTGAATAACCGTTGTTTTTTACTCATCTTTTTTTAACTCCTTTACGATACTGCGTCCGCTCATCGGAGCAATGAACCACAATGGCGGGATTATGTCCATCGAATCATCTTTGGACGATTTGAAAAAGAACTCATTTACAAGGCCCATAACAGCCGAAGCACCGGCGACCACATCCGATTCGGATTCGATCACATTAAACCGCGTGCGATCCTTCAAAAGGCTTTCGATCCGCTTCTGTGCTTTTGCTTTAAAATCGGCCCTTGTGTAATTCGAGCATCTTATATCCTGATCCACTCGCTTAATATCTGGCATGGATGCCCCTTTCTTTATAGAGCCTCGACAAAATGCCTTTGCTCTTGGTTGTTAGTTTCCACTCCTGAAAGAACACCCGAAAACCATTGACCAGCTGAAAACCTTTTTTATGGCCTTGCTTAACTGGTCGCGCTATTAGTTCGGAATGATCCCTCAAGAACTCATTTATGAATAACAAAATGACCTCCTTTTGTCTTGGTGTATTATGAGGGGGAAAGAGCCATTAAAAGCCGTATAAATTGGCCTCTGTTCGTGGGTGTGGCGGATGCCACTTGAAAACTGGCTCATTCTCATAAAAGAAGTTACAAATAAACTACCATTAAAAGGCGGGGCAATTATAAACAGTTGTAGAGGGTGAAAAGCCTTAAAACAATCAACCCAGGTATAGACTGGCCAGTCGCTTAAGATTCCGGATCCTTTGGCGCGTAATAGTTAGGCCCAGATCAGGCCGGCGCGGTGATCGGTACGGGTGGCGATCCTCTGAAAACATATAAAACTAACTGTAAAAAGTTCATTTTTTACGGAAAACTTACGGAATGAAGGCCGGGCCGGTAGGTGGGCCAGTAACACAAAAAGCGTTTTTTTTGCTCAACGAAACTGGCCTATTGGCTTCCGTTTCGCACCCCCCGGGTCGCACTGTAGTAAGCTCCCATAGATTTTACGAGCTATTTTTGGCTAATTGGTATTTATCGTTTATCGATATATTTTAAAGGGTTCAAGCAATCCTTTTTTTAAAATAAAACAACCACTACTGGAAGCCTTTCCTAAAGGGTTACGCAAAGGGTTACCGAAAGGCTCCCTATATGTATATGTTTATGATTATGTATATGATTATGTATATGATTATGCCTATGATTATGTAAAAGAAGGAAACATTTCAAAAAAAAATTTGTATATTCAAAAGTGGAAGTTCAATGCCGCAATAAAGTTTTTGATGTATTTGAAATTTCAGAAGCTGACAATCTTGGAATAGAGTACAGCGCTGATTGGCGTAATGCATCCAAAGGCGATTGGGTATTAACTGCTGATGAAAAGGTTTTACAGGTATTAGGCCGCAGGGACTATAAAAAAGACAGAAAGAAGAAGATATATCTAATCAGAACCGGTTATGGTGAAACTCCGACATACAAATCTCAGCTATATTCTCGTAAACGCCCTGATTACGAGTGGGACACCCGCTACAAAAAGGGTTTAACAAGAAATGTCAAGCCCACAGCCTTACAGAGCGCTTTCATTCACCAGCTTACAGAAAACTTTCAACCTGATGACCGTGGAATGTGGAGCGTTCCTGACATCCTTGATGCCTATATGTCCGTATATTGTGATAATAATCCGTCAAGCTCTCTCAGAAGGGCAATGGCAATACTTAGGAAGGACACTGTAAAAACTGCTATGTCAAAAATTATGAAAGAGCGTCTGGAGTCTGTCGGCATTGATGACGAATATGTCGCTAAAAAGTACAAAAAATTTATTGAGGATAATGAAGCACCCGCCAGTACACGCCTTCAGGCACTCAACCGGGTTAGCGACATTATGGCCCATATCGAGAAAAAGGAAAGCAGCACAGAACATACCCTTGTTATGCTTTCACAGGGCGATAAAAAATTACTTGCACAACACAACAGCAA